CAGCAGCAGCGCCTTCAGTGCCAATCCAACCAGCAGCAGCTGAGGTTAACTTCTTGGGAATACGAACGTCGCCTGACAATCCATTGAGGACTCGAGCACCAGCACTCATTACTGAGCTAGCATTGCGGAGTACGTCAATGAAGTCACCACCACGGTAATCTTCACCAAACAAGTCAGCGTCATCAGCTGAGTTCAAGTCACGCTTCCAGTTACGCAGAACGTCAGTAGGTAACATGATGCCTTCGGCTTCACGACCATACTGCTCTGATGCGGCTCGAGAGCACTCAAACTCAAATGCAGCTTCTTCTTGTGACCGACGATCATGTGGGTTAGCCAAGGCTCGGACAGCTCGCATGATTGAGAATCGCTTAGCTTCCTTCTTGGTTAAGCCAATGTCGTTAGACTCAAGGGCTTGTGTTGAACCGATTTGGTCTAAAAGAACGCCTCGGAACTCTTCGATTGAAGATCCGCTAGCAATTGCTTCTCGAGCTAAATCAGCTTTGTTGTGTCGAGCGCCGAGCTCAACGATTTGTGCAGCGTTCTTCTGAGCAGCCTGTCGGGCCTCCGCTGCAACTGCTTCAACGTCAATTTTAACGTCTTCCATAGTCTTTACCTCTATTTTTCGGGTTTCAGTTGTGGCGGTCTCTTCTTCGCTGCTTTCCACTGTCACGCTTTCGGCAATCTCGGTTGAAACCTGTGCAGATCTTCCAATACCTATCTCGCTCATATCTGCCGGGATGCTAACTATGCTAGCTTCCAGTGGCTTCCATTTACGAGCGACATAAGTCTTGTCGTCCTTGCGTTCTAGACGCTCTATTTGATAACCGACCGAAATGTTCGATCTAATACCATCTTTCACGTCTTCGTACACTGATGAAGCTAGCTCACTTCGTCCAAAGCGAACCTTTGCCCGGAGTCGCCGGGTGTCTTCATCCAGGTATACATCTTCTATAACCCCTACAACTTGCTTAGGGTCATGATCAAGCAAAAGGTTGGCCCTTCCGCTAGCCAAGAAGCTCAAGTCAATGGCTTCCTTGGTATGTTCTAAAACCTCATTGCCAAAACTGCGCTCTACGGCAGTCTCAGATGAGATAGACATTTTTACTGTCCTCTTGTCGTCATCGATAGCTCTCGCGTCCAAAGAGTGACTGCGCTGCACAACTTCAGAAGCATCACTTCTCTCCTGTTCTTCGTCGGCTTCCCGCAATTCAGCCTCTTCTTCTGGCTGATCTAATTCACGCTCAAGCTCATTCTTTGCGAACTCGACAACGTAACTATCTTCTGTCTCTTCGACGCTCACTACATGGCGTTCCATATGAGTATCCTCTATGGTGTTTTCCGATTTGTATGATTCTAATTCATAATCAGCATTATTCAAGTCAATGTTTTCGCTGCGATCCTTCTCCATGCTAGCGACGATAGACTTTGACCAGGTAAAACCTCCACTGCCGCCCCACAAATCCCAAGCAATCCTAAAAGCGGTAGGACCGCCGTCTGACTCTTTAGCGGCATAATGCTTTGCCTTATTGTTACTGTGACGAGAGAAAAACGAATACATTCGCTTGACCGTCGATGCAGACAACTCTTTGCCGTTCATTATGTCTCGGGCTCGAGCAACACCAACGGCAGTGCCGCCTCTCTTGTACTCTCGACGCCACTCAAGTGCTCGCTTAGCAGCAGTCTTCATGCCTTGTGTAGGTTTATAGCTACTCATCTTCTTCTATGACTTCTACGGCTTCTTTCTTGCTAACGCCATACGGCTCTAGCGCGTAATCTATGCCAAACTGCTCTGCAAGCTGCTTGTCTCTGGCTATTTGAGCCAAAAGCTCTTCTGTATCCATGCCGTACTGCGCTGCGACGTGAGAAAGGCTCACAACCCCATTCTGTACGCCGGCAATCGCTGCATTCATCTCTTTGAGAGGATCAACCCAGCTGAAACCTCGTCCTTTAAAGTCAGCAGTATCTGCGAAACGATCATACTGCCTTACAGGTATGTTAAAGGTCTCCATTTCCATCGCGCTAGCCAACCAAGCTCTATATACGGGCTCTACGAAGTTAGATATGAAAAATGCGGTCATATTCTTGTACTGATCACGCTCTTCCAACGCTCCTTGACGGATGCTACTGTAACTTGAACCTTCCAAATCGTTACTGAGTGCTGCGTAGGAAACGCCTAATGCACTAGCGACTCCGCGCAGGATAGCCTTGTGAAAACTTCCAAACTCGTTGTTTGGGTACTGAGGGTCGAAGCTTTGAAGCTGAACGCCCTGTGGGAGCGAGGCAAATTGTCCAGGTTCTGCGCTCATAATCGGAATATTACCATCGTAATCATCCGCAACGAATCCGTCACCGCCTGGCGACGTAAAGAATCCCATCTTAGAAGCGCCAACCCTCGCAGCAACAATCGCAGCTTCAGTGAAGGCTCCTAATTGCTTAATAGCAGAAATCGCCGGGGTCATCCAAGGCTCGCCTCGACTCTGCCCAGGTCTTAGCTTCTTATAAACGTGAATAACCCGATCAGCATCAACTCTAATGTGCTTTGGCGACTTAATCTGCGTTGTATAATCCCAATCGCCGGGATGATAGGTCAACATGTGATAAGCAACGGGTTTTTTATACCTGTTGAGCTCTACGCCCATGCGTATTTCGTTCCCGTTGTCTAATCTTTCATTCTTTTGCTCATCGACCATGTCAGCTTCTATGATCTGAAGCGAGAATGAGTCCGTAAAATCTCTATTCCTGTGCATAATTACAAACGCTTCGCCATCTTTGGCTACTAGCTCAATAATTAGCTTTTGCACGTCGATCCAGCTCATTTTGCCGTCTACTGTGCAGTTTCCGTACCTTCCCCAGTTCTTAAACGCGTTTTCTACCGCCTGATTACCGCTCAGGTCTAAATTACCAACAGAATCTAAGGCTTTTGCCTGCAAACTAACGCCTTTTTCACCCACTACATTAGTCTTTAGCAGATCAAAATAGCGTCTTGCATAGTGATTATTGATTGATAAGTCACGCGATCTTGCTCGTAATTTTACTAACGCAGAGCGCAATTCAGTGTCGGGAGATGCCTCAGAAGCGTTGAAATCAGCGAATAAACGGCCAGAATTAACCCCGTAATAGCCTCTTTTCTTGATTTTAGGCGCAAAATCCTGCTTTTTAGGCTTAAAAATGTCCAATATACCCATATTAGAACCTCACCATAATCGTAGCGCCTGTCTGACGGTGATATTTCGCGTCTAACTTGGCTTTCTCGGCCTTCACCAGGCCGTCGTATGCTTCCCTCGCCTCCATAAGCTCCGCTAATGACATTTTAGTCAAACTTCTACCCTGTATAGAGTAATTGCTAACGTCAGAGTCTGCTTTTCCACTCAAAAGTGACTCTATCTTGCTCAACATGACCTCTGAATGAGATCTCGGGTCAGCGTTATTAACATCGAGGTCTGGAATTACATTGAATTCGCCCCGTGTAACAATATGCCTCGCTGAGTCAGAGTTTCTTACTATCTCAGCCTGCCAGTGATATGTTCCTGCGTCGTAGTCTGCAGTAACCGCCGAAGCAACCTGTACAAGATAGTAATCCGTCTCACCAGTTGCTGTGATGTTGATCTCGTTACCACCTTGAGCAATACGCCCAACGTAGTTCAGAGTGTATAAATTTGTAGGATAGTCGCTAACTAAATCGCTGCGCTTCCACTGAAGGTAATCACCAACAACAATCTCTGCTGGTTCTCCTTCGGATATTTCAGTGAAGAAATTAGCCATAGTTCATCACCAGTTATTTACGAAGCCTTTTTTCATAGGCGGTATAAACGAAGCTCGCGTACTTTTTTGCGGCTCCTGCTCGGTTGCATCTTCTCTATATTCTAACCTATCAACAATGCTATTTACATCTGTGTTTAAAATTGATAGAGCAGCAATTCCATAACAAAAACAGTCTAGAGCTTCGTTGCGATTTCTTATCTTTACGAACACCCGTTTCTTATACCCTCTCACAAATCGTGTAACGACCTTCTCGGCAGTAAGCTGCTGAAAATAAGTGTCGGGCAACTCGTCTGAGAAGTGTATGTACCCAGCTCCAGGTTGTTTAACTCGCATTCGAGCGAATAGTAGATCCTTTGTAGCATCACTGCCGACCCTAAACAGAGGACACTTAACAGTATTATTTTTAGAAGGTCTTCCTGCGATAGGCACACCTTCGCCACCTTGACCTTTAATCGCGAACACTCTTCGACCATAGTGTTTCTTGCAGAATTTATATACTGTATTAGTGAAGTGACCGCCGCTATCAACAGCTGTCGCACGAATAGATACTTCTCGACCATCTTCTGTCTCAAACGTCCTAAATAATAATATCTCTAAGTCTCGCCACAACTGTGGTGTACTTGGGTCACCCTGGATTACATCATGCGAGTAAACAAAGCACTCGTCATCCTTAGTCCAGAATATTGTTGTAGCTTCTACG